TCCCCTAAAACTTTGACACTCGTGTCATTAAACGGCTGTAAATAACCCAAAAGCTCAATCCAAAGTCTTTCTTGTCCGACTACTGCCCAATTTGTGCCTGCCCAACGTACTTCATCGCCTACAATAAAAGATTGTCCTGTATTTGTTTTAGCAGGGTCATTGTCAGTTACATCTGTCCCAATAGTGTATTCCCAGCCAACTTTTACTTCGGCAATGGTAGGAAAATCTGCTGGGATATTGATAATACCTTTGTATACAATGTTTCCATCAACAGCCCCACCATTTCTTGATAAAGCAGAATCTAATAACGTAAGTATTGATGCCATTTCTATAGTCCCCGTACTACTAAATTAATATTTACATCCTCAGTCTGAGCTAAATTAGAAACTAATTTTAAATAGTTTACCCCGTAAAAATCCTGTGCAGCAAGTCCATATGCATTATTTCCAGCTCCAACATCGATGCTAACAGTCTCATTTGATATATTTCTATATTCATAAAATGTTGTTCTATCATAAGATACCGCGAACGTTAAAAGTGTGCCAGCAAAACTAGCAGGAATATAAACAACTTTTAATGAAGTTCCTGTAAAATTAATAATAGAACTTTCTGTCTGCCCAGATAACATTACAGCAGTTAAGTTTACAACTACTAGTCCAGTATATGCATTAGCCTTGCTCATAATTAACCTCTATGTTATTTTGTATCTAAAATGTACATTACATGTTATAGGAATTATCCATGTTTTTATTACTTTAGATAAAAAATTGTAAATAGAATTACTAAATTCAGATGGAAAAGGAAGAGGAAATGTATCGCCAATAGGCAACGCATCATAAACAATTATTATATCAAACGCCCCATTTAGATAATAATTTCCAAATGTAGAAGGAAAAGGCAAAGGAAAAGTATCGCCCACGTCTGCCCCCACAAGAATATCATCAATAATAACACCTAAAAACTTTGCCAAATGAATTAAATCTTGCTTAGTATACACAAAATCAATTAAAAATAATTTAGAAAGAATATATTTTATATTTAATTCTTCTGTATAAAAACTATCGCTAAAAGATAAACAAGAATCAGGTATTTTTACAAACTTATTCCACAAATCAAGATACTTATTTGCAAAATAAGGAAACATGTTATCAGATAATATTTGTATTTTTTGTTCAACTCTTTGCATCTCTCCAGAAAAACCATATAGCAATTTATATAAATCCGCATTTTCATTTGAAGCACTTATAGATAAATCACCATGCGGTAAATACTTAGAGAGAGAAAAAACAATATCTTCTCGCGTATTCTCAACAAACATTTTTTGCTGTTTAAATTTACTGCTATCAATATCAGGAATACTAAAATCAGACATATGTAATCGTTCCTAAAATTAATAAATTGCCAAAAGGACACGGAATATCGCTAATAGGATAAGCAAGATTGAAAAAATTTAATTTATTGCCCAAAGAATCAACTGTGTTTTTTAACACGGCAATAAATTCGTTCAATGTTAAATCAGTTCCCAGCTCTGTATCACTTCTGAAAAAACGATCTAAAGTATCAGCTATTGCCTTACGCATTTCGTAACTATCTGGTGAAATACTATAAAAGCTAACATCAACAAGTCTAGGAATAGGAGCTGAAACAACTATGCCTTTATCGCTAATATAAAAAGGTATATACCCGTTATCAATCAAAAACTGTTTCGTATTTAAAATATCTTGTGGCGTTGGTATTATAACAACGTCATTATCTCTAGTATAAAACAATGTTCCTTTCCCTATCTCTGGCGTAACTGGAAATGCCCATGCTCTAGTAATGCCAGGAATAGTTAACAATTTCTTAATATACCAATACGCAGTAAACTCAGCTGCTGGGTGAGATAATGCATACAACACTCTCTGATGATACTCATCAGCTGTTTCATCATTTGCTCCGCCTGAAACACCATCATACTGGACAAAAGCAGTGCTGTCTATATCTGTTATTGGCGATACGAATGCTAAATCTGCCCCATTTGGTAAATCATAATCTAAAACAGCCTCTTTAGACTGCACAATCATAACAGCAAAATTAGAAACAACAGTCTGCCCCGTTCCTGTTGGTTTTTCTGCAGTATCTATAAAAAAAGAAAAAACAGTATTTGATCTTACGTCATAGACGCTATGCGCACCATTAAACACTTCCTGATCAAAACCAGCAACTATGACATTTATACCCTTAGCTAAACTGTGCTTAACAAACGTTTGTATTACAAGCTCATCTCCTTCTTTTGTAAAAAATTCTACATTAAGAACAAATTCCTGTACAGAATAATTATCTAATATAGTCTCATATTCACTATCGCCATACATCAAAAGCGTTCCTACAGGTATTTCTGTAGCTATTTCGCCATTTACTGCAACACCGCCCAATGCCTTGCTCGCACTTTTTATATTTGTATTTTTTAAATAGCCCCAATTGGCATTTTCGATAATATCAGTGCTTGAAATAGGAAGCAGCTTTTCTGGCATCAAGTTTAACTGCAACTGAAGATCATACAGTCTAGCTCCCAATGCCGTTAATATCGCATCTATAAACGAATTTTTCTTAAATGGCTTATATGTATCAGGAAGAGACCCGCTAACGTCCGTTCTTTCTCTATCTATTATTTTTTTTATATCGTCTTGTATAGCCATTATTTTATTATTGAATTTAAAAATACATCAAAACGCGTACTGTAAATAATTTTTTCCTGCTTATATAAAGCAATTAATAAATATATCGTATTATATACTAAACTACCTTCGACATTAATTGAATCGCATATTTTATCTGTTATCATCCATTGCAACGAATTTCGTGCTCTAGCAACAACAAAATTTAAAGTTTCTGTGTCTGCAATAGATTGACTGCTTAGCCACAATTTTGAACCGTTTTCAAAATTAAATATAGATAAAAATAAATTACCAACCCAGCCGCTTCTATTGGTATTAATAGCTATTTCTGCCTTTAATGCCCTTTTTCTGCAAAGCAACGACATTAAAAGTGCCGTATCCATATTATCTACGGTAGCAATATCTCCGTCTTCATTTGGATATATATCATAATATCCCAAACTGTTTCGTTTTAAGTCAATATCTACAATCATAATGAAGTATTCACTCCGCCTTCTTTTATCTCTCCTATACCTGTTGAAGTATCAACCTCAACCCTATCGCCTACTCTTGCAATTTTTTTCCCACCTGTTCCAAGTGAGATAGAAGTAGAATCAATAGTAAGCTTAGATGCTTTTATATCTATTGATCCATCAGATCGCAAAAGAATGCGACAGGTGTTAGAAGGATTAAAAATTTCTACAGTGCCTTCTTCCATATCTAATAAATTATTTTTCTGTGCTAAAGGGATGCAAACATAACTATTGCTATCATTGTTTAGCTTATGTGTCAGTAAAACAGGCTTACTAGATTCAGGAAGTCTGCAACGAAATCCATAAAAATTAAGTTGCTCGCAATCTTTAAAAGAGTTTCCTATGTGTTGCACTCTTATTTTTGTAAAGTGGCTTGCCTTATTTTCAACATATGAATAAAAAGTAGTTCTAAACACTAATGAAGATAAACATAAATATAAATTTTTAATTAATCTAAAAATATCTGATGCATTTAACATTTTATTTATATACTTTTTCTATTTCTTTTTTTAATACTTTATCTACATTACTTAAAAACAATTTAGGAGCATTTGACGACTTATTATTTACAAGTTTTTCAGCTTTTAATGTAAATCCCTCGCCATCAACAAGCTTTATATTAACAGAAATGCTGGATGCAGACAAAGAATAAGTTATATCACTTATCAATAAGCTTGCATTAATATCTGCTATTTTATCTCTTACAATTACTTTTTTTCCAACAGCCCATAATTTATTTGTAACAGAAGTGAAAAAAGAAAACAAAACAACAGATACAAAAAAAGAACTAGTTTTGTTATATTTCATTTCCCACAATGCTCTATCTTTTATTTGCTCCTTAGTCAAGCTTGCTGTCTCATTAAAGTATTTAACCCTACTTTTTCTTATACCTTTATCATATACTACAACTTGAGACCCATTTGCATTTTTGTCTGATTCAAAATACTCAACGTTGCTTTGCTGATAGTAAACATATTTATAATATCGTTTAGACAAATCAACATGCGAACTAAACGAGCCAATTTTTTCTGTACCTACTACTTGAGCTGTACTAACAACACGTACCTCTTCGGGCGTAAAAATTGTTTTAAGTCTGTAATTAGCTGTATCCAAAATAACATTATCTAAGGTTTCAGCATCTGATGCCCTAAAAAATCTAATATTTCCATAACTATCTGTAGTAAGTAAAACATTTTGCAAATTAGCATACTGCTGTATAAACTCAAAGCCTGAAACACCAACGTTAAAGTTTACTAAATCATTCATAGAAGGCAAGTTATAAGGGTCTATAACTTTAATGTTTTCTATACTTAAAAAAGCTAACACGCTTTCAATAATTTTCTTAAGTGTCTTATTTTGTGCAGAATTTAAAATGTCTTCACCAAGAGTGCTATCAAGCAAATCGCAAGTTACTTCTCTTCCTAAAATAGAAGTTAGTATTGCTCCACTTCCCTCTTCTTGTATATCAATAGCTTCTATATAGCCAGTCAAAAGCCTAGTACCATCAACACGCACAATACAACGTTCTCCACCTTTAAAAGGAAACGTGGCATCTGGTTTATAGGTATTTAAAACAATAGAAAAAGAACCGCAAAAAGAGGTTAAAGACTTTCGTATGCTTATACTATTAAACCTAATATAAGTTACTCCATTAACTTCTAAAGATATTTCATTCATTTTTTTCAATCATTTTTATTTTTCCACAAACAATAGAAGGATTAGTTATATTATTTAATCTTAAAATGGTTTCATATAGCTCAAGCGAGCCATAATAAGAATAAACTAGAAAAAGTAAAGGTTGCTTTTTTACTGTAATATCAACTACTCGTGGAAGTGATGCTTGTGCTTGAGTAAGAACATAAAATGTATCTACCTTTATATCCTCTACTGTACTATACATTGCTAAATCTAAAAATAAAAAATCTGATATAAACAACTGCTTATAGTAATAAATCAATTCATTAATAACTGCCTGTACCTCATCTTGCGTTTTATACACTCTAGCAGCTGCAAATGAAGCCATTGCAGCAAACGCAGATACTTTAATTGCTCCGTTTATAACTTTTTTATTTTTTATTATTGCTACATTACTAAAACTGTTATTTTTTAAATTTTTATCATCATCCCCATAAGGAAAAAGAGACTTAGCAGCAGTATAATTTGATGCAGCATATGGATTCATATTAAAGATACTTTTATTAACATTTGTTATATTTTCTGCTAATGCGGTGCTAGAAAATATCATTTTAGAGCGAAAAAGATTAAATTTTGTAAGACTAGAAGCAGCATCTCCTACTGCCCCTTGCTCGCCAAAAGAGCCCAAAAAACTAAATATACTTTTAGCTTCTAATTCTAATAATCGTAATTTATTTTCCATCGCATGCTGTAATGCCAGTGCATCATCTATTGCATCATACTCATCAGCTAAAAATGCTTGTGCGGCATCTAAAGCATCCATAAACTTCTTAAATAGTGAATTACTATCAGCAGCTGCAAAAGAAGGATAATCTGAAGTGGGGGCAATTTTAAATACTATACTAAAAAAACAACCACCCAATCTTTTTATATCTTCTTCTTTTTTATAAGATAGGCAATAGCAAATAAGCTCCCCGTAAAAAGGATGCATTAAAACGCCAATATCAGGAGAACTCAAAGCATCAATAAAATCCTGTTTTAATTTTGTATAATTGTTTCCCTTAATTACAGCATCAACTGTAAATTGTTTCGTTTTTGACCCTAAAACAAAAACAGTATCCTCATCAGAGTTTAATACTTCGTTAATTGAAACATTCTTAGAATGATCTTCTGCATCAGCTCTATAATAAAATTTAACTCCTCTAAAACTAGCTGGCAACATTTTATACTGTAAAAACATCATAAGTGAGACCTCACCATATTTGTGCCAGTATTAATTTCTAAATCTTTTGGACTATCTGTGCTTATAGACTTGATTATTTTTTGCTTATCGTGAACATGAATATCTATACGGGTTTTTTGTTTTCCCGTTGCAGAGGTTGGGGCTATTGTTGGTGAGGCTATTGTTGGCGGGGCTTTGGCAAAGGGCTCACCTCTACTAGCAATTACTGAAGCTGGCATGTTAAACATTGGCATCTGCTGCATGAAAGGACTTTCCCAATAACTAATTCGCTTACCTTTATGCTTTGTTGCTGCCGCAGTATAATCCATCCATTTTTTTGCAACTGGTGTGGGCGTTTCCCAATATTTTTGATATTTTTCCGTTAACCTATACAATAATAAAATTAAACCAATAGCCGCAGCAATAGACCCAAGAACTACAAGCAAAGGAGTAAGTACAGCTAAAAGTGTTGAACCTATCATTGAAGCATACATGCTCATCATTACAAAAACCATTACAACCTGCGATAACTGTGCAGCAAAAGACATTGATAAACCAGTCCCAAGCCCTAAAAACCCTAAAAACCCAGCAAGCGTTTTATGTGATTTCGCTAATTCATTAAAAAGAGCAGTTAAATTATTAAGAATAGGAATAAAAGCAGGAGTGAAAGCCTCAGTCATCACTTTTGATGTTCCAGCTAAAGAATTTTTAAACATATCCCAAGCACGTGGTAAATTTTTTAATTGCTTATCGTTTAATTCTTCTAGTATCTTTTTTAGATTAGCAAAGCTTTCTTGCAACTTATCTACATTATCAGCTCCATATCTTAATAATCCGCCAGCAGCTAGCATCCCCGATGAACCAAAAAGAGTCTCCATACCTATCGGAGTTATTTTTGCTGATTTTATCTCTTTTAAAATTACTGAAATAGGTAATTGTTTTCCGTCAGCAGTTAGCTTTACTCCTGCTGCAGCCATTTGTCTAGAAAGTTCTTTATTTGACTTTGCCAATACGAGTTTACTATACATAGCCGCTAAACTAGAAGAAATCTCTGACGGCATAAAACCTTCTTTTTTTAGTGCTGCAATATTTGCTAGAACGGTTTTTAGTGGGATACCGAAACTCTTTGCCTGAACTCCAACAGATTCCAATACTGCACCAAAATCCTTAAACTGCATTCCAGCACTAACAGACGCCGCACCTATGTTTTCTAAAACAGCATTATACTGTGCACCTTCTATCCCAAACGCGCGTATAGCAGAAAGTAAAATGCCAGCGGCATCAGCTAAATCCATTTGACCTGCTGTAGCAAGCTTCAAAAGTGGTGAAGTTTCCTTTAATACGTCTGTGTATTTTTCATTTGAACTTATTAATAATCCTTGAGTGGCAAATATCTTATTAGCAGAAATAGGGTACACCGTTGACAATGTCATCGCTTGGTCTTTAAGTGCTTTTACAGCAGTTTGATTTCCACCAACTAGACTGCTTATATTGCTTTCTACTCGCTGAAATGCAACGCCTGTTCTAATTATTCCGTACTCAGCCATAAGAAGAGGAGCACCAAACATCATAAACGTGCTACGAAGTGCTTGGTTTACCCTGCGTACCGCATACTGTAAACGCATCTGCTCTCTAGTAAAACTTTGAGTGACTTTTGAAGCGGCTGCTGTTGTTGCTGCAACTTTTGCAGTAGCTGCAGCGGCTGTTTTGGCTTGCTCGGTATAGACAGCAGAAGTTGTGCTAACTTTTGCGATAGCAGTATCATAAACCTTAAAGCAGGCATTTGTTTTTTGTAATTCAGTAGTTAATGCCGTTAATGCAGCAGTAAGCTTGCTAAGAGCAGAAGAAGTGTTATCTTTTAACTCTATACCTAATTCAATGTTATCTTTTTCAGCCATTATTTAACTTCGTTATGTTTTTTTAAAATAGGATTTAAGTTGTTTATAATAGCATTAATGGTAGGTAATGGAAAGGTTTGTAACTCTGAATAAGAAAATCCGTTACACAAATAACAAAGCTCTAAAATTTGCTTATCGTAATGTTCTTTTGTAGTTTCTTCTAGAAAAACAAAAAAAAATTTTGGATATACAAGAAAAGAATATTTTCAAGGTCGCTAGCACAAAGCAACTTATAATTAAAAGTAGTCATAGGTGCACCTTTTACCTTGCAGCTACCAGACAACATTAAATCTCGCATTGCCGCAACTAGCGTATCAATTTCAATTTCAGATAAGCAACCGTACAGTATCATCTGAATCATCAGAACAGATAATACACTAGGTTCAGCTGTTTCAGTAGCTATACTTTTTTCTTTTTGGGTAACTGTGTTTATTTTTGAGGCTAAATCTAAACTCTGTCTGTACGCGCCAAGAACCCACAATCTTTTTATTTGCTGTCTAGGCTTATGTTGTAAATTATTAGGAGCATACAAAACAATTTCATTAACTGTTTCCTTATCTGCATTTTCATTTTGAATAAAAATAGGACTAAGAAGTTTATATGTAAATTCACTATTAAACATTAATCACCCCACAATAAAAAATTAATAAAAATTAAATACGATCGCCTTTAAACACAATTTCAAAGCAAGCATCAGTACTTGAAAGATTCGCTACAACAGAATCAGTTAGTGAAGCACCTCTTAATTTAAAAATAAACTCATGAATTTCGTTTAAAAATGAAACGTTATTGCCAGCTGGTCTAGCAGACCATTCGTTTACCTTGTATAAATTATCCTTAGAAACAGTAATTTTACCTTTTATTTCTGGTACTTGAGTTTCTAAATTTTGCAGGTGAAGGGTAGTAGATACGCCTGCCCCAACAGTTAAGGTAGAAACTTCTACAGTAGGATTTCCAACACCGAGATTTGCACTATTCGATAAAAAAGGAAAATCCTCCCCGTTTATAACAAGAGTGCCTGAAGTTATACCAAGAGCCATAATTAACCACCTATATGTTTATTTTAAAAATGCTAACTGTATATCACCATAACAATTTCTAAATTGCCCAACAATTGGGTTTTTAATGTAAAACCTAATAGTGCCTGTCTCTAATTCAACAGTAATAACAATACTATCACTAAAGACCTTTTTGGCAGCTAGACCTTTTACCATTAATGGCACATCGGAAGAAAGATAATCATATACGCCCATTAATAAATCTTTAAACTTTATTTTATTTATCATTTCAAACTGTTTACCTGGAGATGTAACTATATCGCCGGAAGTTAATCTAGACTGTTTAAATGCTTCTTTTATTTGGTATCTTATGTACTCTCTACAAGTAACCTGCTGATCGTAATTATTAAGATATTTAAACGATAAATTTTCTTTTCCTCTAGAATCTGTTTTGTGTGGTGTTACCATTCTTCCCATAACAACATCAAGGCTTCCAGCATCATTTCCAAATACTGATGCGCCATAAGTCTCAGCATCTAATATCTCTTGATCAGAAGCTAATAACGAGACCTTTGCTTGTTCAAGTAACGGCATCTTTGTTCCAGCATAAGGAAACGTGGCAGAATGCATGCCACCATAATTATCACTAGAAGTAGCAGGAGCAGACAAAAAAGAACGTATATCACTTCCGTCAGTTAACTTTAATGCTCTAAATGCCGCTATCATAGCCGCATACACTGCTGGCATCTCTAAATGTACCGCACCTATATGATCTAACTGATCCGTAACCTTTCTTTCCCACACGCAATTTATACACTTATTATTTCTTGTCTGTACTTCAGAAAGCATATCCATGTATGTACCTGTAAGTCCATACAGTAGCATACCATCCTTAAGAATAGGATACGTAACGTCAAATAAACCTTCGATGTAAGAAACAATCCCCTCAAAATCAAACAAATCTTTAGAAATAACAATTGTTTGGTATCTAGTTCCAATTAAAGCATTCTGAATTGAAACTAAAGCCGATGGATTTGTAGCTCCGCCGCTCATCTCAGTAAGAGCAATAGCTACGCCTTCGACCGTGCTTGTATATTGCAGTGAAATATGATTTCCTTGCGTACCTGAGTTTACAGCAGTTAAAGCAACAGTAGAAACTGTAACCAAAGGAGTAACTAAGCTAAACTCACTTGCAGTAATAGCTGCTTCCAAAGCTGTTGCAATATCAATCGCTGTATCTCCTTTAGTTACTTCCAGCCTATATGTATTTCTTTTTTTAGACCCAGCTACAAAAACAATAACACCGTCAGATTCAGCATCGTTCGTAAAAGAAATTGAACCTGTTGCAGCAGTCCCAACAGCATCAGAAATACCAATAGCATATACTGCAGGATAGACAGGAGAAACATAAATAGTATCCTTAACAGCTAAAAGCATTGACGTTACTTGAGAATCTTGTCCAAATAAACCATAAAATGCATTATTCGTAAAAAAATCTTTGTACACCTCGCCAGATATAGCCGTGCCATCATTTTTTTGCCCAACAACTAGTAATCTTTGTACGTCAAGCACAT